AGCAATGATAATCGCTGGGAGCACCACTTTACGGACTTCCTCACGCTGAGCTGGCGTGACGTCAGCTCCGAGGTTGGCGACAAACGCAGCAGCTTCTCCGACGGCTTCAGCTACGGCTGCAACGGCTTCGCCAGCGAGTGCGACTGGATCGGGTGGCGGCGGTTCGGTTGGCGGTGGAGTCGGCTCTACGCTGGGCGGCGGTTCTGTCGGGCTTGGTGGTGGCTCGGTTGGACTCGGCGGTGGCTCTGGCGTAGGGCTGGGAGCCTCTGTGGGGCTCGGAGCTGGCGGTGGCGGAGTAGGTGCTGGGGTTGGCGGCAATGTCGGCTCTACGGGGCTTGGCGTAGGGCTAGGCTCAGGGCTAGGAGTAGGGCTAGGGCTAGGTTCAGGCGTAGGAGTTGGCGAAGGGTCCACGGATGGGCTCGGTGGTAGCGTCGGATCGGGCGTCGGTTCTGGGGTTGGGGATTCACTTGGCACCTCAGTTGGTGTAGGGGTTGGGGTTGGTAGCTCGGATGGAATCGGCTCGGGAGAGTTCTGCGGCGGGTTTGGGTCCAGGATGGCATCCAGGCTGGTCATAAGGTAGTAGTGCCCGTTGCTCGGGAACGCAGCCTCGGGGTTGCCGCAACAGCGCCCAGCTCGGAGTCGGTAGGTTCCTGGCTCTAGCTGGATGACCATGCGGGAGGCGTAAGACACGCCGTCGTCGTCGTTGAGCGCCAACAGCGCGCCGTTTTGGTCGTACAACCACAGCATGGAGTCGGTGAAATAGCCGCCGCCCCAGCACCACAGCTCGTCGGAGTCGTCGCAGAGGTCCGTCGTCGCCGTAAAGAGCTGGGGCTCAGCGACCACAATGAAATAGTCGGTGGTCTTGTCTACGTAGGTTGTCTGCCCCGCTACGGTCGGCATGGCGGCGACTAGCAAGACCAAGGCGGCGACCATCGGCAGAGCTGCGCGGCGCATTACTTGCCCTGTGACTGTAGCCACGCCAGGAGCGTGCCGATTCCCCCAACTCCCAAGAAACCGCCGATCATTTTGAGCATCTGGAGCCCGCCCCGCATCTGGTCAATCTCGCTCTGGAGTCGGTCAATCTTGGCGCTCTGAACGTCCAGCCGCTCCAAGATTGCGTCTACCTGGCTGCGCGTCATCGTGACTCCAGCGCCTTGAGGCGCGTGTCAATGTCCAGCAGCGCCTGGACTAGCAGCGCCTCCATTTCGTTTTGCGGAATGTTGACGGCGAGCACCTCCGTCGTGTCAACAAGGTGAGCTTCTCGGTCATCTACACCAAGTGTTTCCACCCAGTGCGCCAAGTCCGTTGTGGCAACCTGGTCGGCAACAAACCCCATCCGCGTTCCGTCGTCAGCTACGCAATCGGTACGACCGTGAGCCTCTGGCGCTTTCCACTTGAACGCTACTGGCATTAGCTGGCGCAGCTTGTCTAGCGCCCCGCTGATTTCAGTGATTTCCTCTTTTAGCCGTGAGTCGGATGGCGTGGTCAGCGCGGCGTACTTCCAGCCGCCTGAGTAGAAGTAGCCACGGTTGTTGGTTGCGTCAACTGCCAGCCCGCCGTTGCGGAGCGCGTCGGCAAATGCGTCCGTTGCTCCAGTGCCGTTGAGGGTTGTCGTCGGTTGCCCAGTGACGCTTTTAGTAATCAAGATGCCCGAGCGGGCGGAGGCAACTGAAGCGCAAACGTCGGCTGCGCCAGACGAGTTAGAGAACGCCCACAATCGCGTGTTAGTGCCGCCCAGCTGCATGGACGGTCCAGACAGCCCACGGTACTGAATCGGTCCAGGAACACTCATCCCCGTGGACGAGATTTCCAGCTTGTAGATATTGTTACTAGCCACATACGCCTGTAGCGCCAGCACGCCGCTGTCGGCGCTGATCCACGATGGACCGTAGGTGCTTGGGTCGGTGCCGTCGGCGATCATCACGTCCGTAGAGCCAATCAGCATCCTGACGTCGTAAATGTCAATCGTGCGACTCGCAGCTGGCGATCCCGCGTTCTGAATCACAATCGTGATCTTGTAGAACGCGGCGTCGGAGGCGATTGACGTATTAGTCCACGTTGTTTGCTGGTCAAGGTCTGGCAGCAAGGTCGTTTCTATACCCGTGTACGAGTTGAACTGATACGTGTTCAGGGTGACGGTTGTACCAGAGATGCTGACCAAGCCTGACGTGTATTGCACGCCGCTCATATACAGCTCGGCGTCGGTGCAGTTGGTTGCCGATCCAAGCGTAACAATCGGGTGCAACGAGAACGTCCGACCGCGCGACCCTGGGACTGGGATGTACCTAGTCAGCGTGATAGAGCCGCTTGCCGCCGCAGCTACCGTGACTCGGAGCGCGTTACCCCATGCTTGGCTGGCATCAGCAATGGACTTGGCGGTAACGCCCGTCCCACTTGCGGTAACCGTCCAGTACGGCAACGGGTTTTCGTCGGTAATGTTTGACGATGGGTCTGGCGGCAAGGATGCGAAGTCGCCATTTGCAACTCCAGCAAGCACCTCGCGCAAGGCGGATGGACCGTGCAACAACGACGTTTCGCCAGTTGTATCTGTGGACAGCAGCGTCTGACCGTTCTCGTCTACGACTGCGCCAGAGAATCCAGCTAGTGCAAAGTTATCTGATCCGACGTTTGCCATTACTTACTCACAATCAGCTGCGACAGGGTTCCCGTACGCCGCTTGGCGCACGTCACGGTGTATTTTACCTGAAAGCTCTTTTGCTCAAAGCCGATGGTCAGCTCCTCAATGCGGTAGAGCCCAGCCAGCCCGAGGTCACTGGCGGTAATAGAGCAGAACTGACCTGGCTCCCAACGGTCAACGTAGCCGTACGTCGCGGTGCCAGTCTGGACCGTTCCGCCGCTGTAGCCGTACGTCTGACCAAATGCCGTGCCGCGCCCGCGCACCGTGAACTGGATGCTCTGAAGCGGGCGAAAGCGCTCGGTGAAATAGGCTCGGCTGAAGTTGCTGAGCTGGTCGGTGCGCTTGGGTACTCGGATCGTTGCCGCGTTTAGGATGCCGTCGGTGACCATGCCGCTGGCTGACGGCAAGCTGACAACTCCCGTGCCAACCGTGGCGGTAGCGTTGGCGGCGGTCTGGGAGTAGGTGAACGCCGTGGAGCTGGTTACGGTGCCAACCGTGAAGGTGCCGTTGAACGCAGCTGTGGTCACGGCAGAAACGATAAACGTGTCGCCCGTGTCAAGACCTGGCGCGTCGGTCATGTTCATTGTTACAACGTTGGTATTGCGGACCAAGCTGGCGATGGCGTAGGTCTGGTTGTATGTGCGGACGTACGGGTCTGGGGAGGTGTCTTTGTCCGAGGCGGAGTCGGCAGCCAGGATAAACACACGCTTGCGGGAGCTGTCGTGGTCGTAGCTGACTTGCAGCTCGCGCGGGTTGTAGGTGCTGACTGTTGCGGTGCCGCCAGTCGGGTTGTCAATGCCGCTGGTAATGATCTGGAACGGCGCGTTGGCGTAGGTGACTCCAGCTTTAGCTGCGCTGGCAAAGCCGTAGACAAGGCGTCGGTTGCTGTCAATAAAGTAACGCCGCGCCTTGCCGTCGCGCGCCTGGGCAAGCTCCAGAATGGTGTCCAACGCCGAGCGAAGGGTGCCGACTTGAATCTCCACGTTGCCATCCTTGGCGGTCGGGTTGATAGTCGTCGTGCTCGTGATCTTGCCGTACTTGGTCGGCAGAAAGATGTTGCTCACGCCAGAGCCAAGCCGAGGGTTGACGTAAGTTGCCAGCAGGGTCTGGATCATGGCTTTGTCGGTCTTGTTGCGCCCGAGGTTGATTGTGGCGACCACGGCGTTTTTAGCTCCAGCTAGAGTCCCCTTGCCCTTGTAGAGCACGATGCGGTCCAGGATATCGGTGGCGTTTTTGCAGCTGACTCGGGCAATGCTGCCCGTACCAGCTCCGCCGATGCGAGCGTCAATGGACCCGATAAAGCCAGCAAAGAGCGCCTGGTCGCCGACTACCAAAGGGGTTGTGTCAAGGGTCGCTGTGCCGTTGGCGGCAACCTGGGCGTAGGTCAGAGCCGTGGAGCTTGTCACAGTGCCGACCGTGTAGGTTCCAGCGTAGCCAGCCGTGGTAATGCCGCTGACAATGATTGTTTCGTCAACTGCCAGGTTGTGCGGGCTGGTTGTCGTCAGTGTTACAACGTTGGTGCTGCGGACCAGGGAGCCGATGGTGAACTTGTGGATGCTCGTGTCAATCAGCTTGACCGTTGCGGCGTCGGACACGGTCTGGAACCAGGGACCAGCTAGTGGGGTCGTTTCCTGGGTGACCTCAAACTCGGCGCTGCCGCCAGCTCCGTCGGCGTCCATGGTGAGGCTGATCGTGTCGGGGACTACGTACGGGTCGCTCGTCGTGGCGTTCTCCCAGGCTGCGAAATAGTCAACGCCGTCAACGAGCAGCTGAAACTGGCTCGGCATTACTGCCTCCCGCCGCTGCCAGCCCCACGACCAATGCGCGTGTCTACGTTCTGGGCAATCGCCTTGCCGTCAAGCGTGACGTTGACGGTCGTCTGAGCTGGCGGGATTCCTGTGAACACCGCTCCGCCAGTCGCGGCTGGCTGACCGACCGTAGCCGCGCCAGGGAACATCGTTCCCCCGCTTGACCCAGCTGGGGGCGGCTTTGGCTTGTCGCCGCCAAAGATGGAGCTGATAATCCCGCCGATACCCTTGGCAACTTCAATAGCAAGCTTGAGGAACAGACCAAACGGGCTGTTCATAATCGCTTCGCCAATAAACCCGATGACCTTGCCGAGCAGACCAAACGCGCCAACAAAGACGTCCACGATGAACTTCCCGATGTTGAACAGGGCGCCAAATAGCCCGTCTACGGCAGTCTTGAATGGCTCAATGAACGTGTAGGCGGCAATGAACGCGCCGACTAGGGCGGCGATTGCCAGGACTACCAGCGAGATTGGGTTGAGCGACATGACCACGTTGAGAGCTGCCTGAAGCGCCGTAAAGATGATCGTCGGCAGCTGGATAGCTTTCATGATGATCGCGTAGGCAGCCATCGCCCCCTGGTAGATTTTCATGGCGACTACCACGCCCATGATCGCGCCAGCTACAACAATCAGTGCCTTGCCCAAGTCGCCCTGGAGCGCCTTGCCAAGACCATCCACGGCTGGTCCGACCACGTCGCGCATGAAGCCAGACAGCTGCCCAAATGCAACCATGAGCTTCCACTTGATGTGATTCCAGAGCGGCACGAGTACGTCACGAATGAATCCCTGTAGGCGACCCTTGAACACCATGAACTGCCAGGTCAACGACTTGATGACTGGCTGGAGCTTCTCCCAGATGGGGATGAGGAACTTTTTGACCTCGTCCACGACCTTGGTCAGAACCTCTTTTAGCGTTCCAATAACTGGAACAAGCTTCTCGCGGAACAGCGGCACGATGGTCGTGGACATAAAGCCCATGACCTCGGTCATGATCGGCAGGAACGCTTCGCCGAACTCGGCAGACAGGTTGGCTACCTGGGCAGCTAGGATGCGCTGCTGGTTTGCCATGCCCTTTGATGTTTTCATGAAGTCGCCCTGGGCAACCTTGGATTGCTTCATGATCTCAGCCTGAGCTGCAAGCACCTTTTGCTGCGGCGTTAGCGCCTTTTTCGTCGTACTGACAATGCCCATCTCAAACGCGGTCTGGCGCAAGCTGGCATCGTTGAGGAGCACGTTGTAGCGTCGGATCGGCTCGGACTCACCTCGGAGGGCAGCGCCGATGGCGACGATGGCGTCTTGCGGGCTGGTGTTGTAGAACGACGCAAAGTCGGCAGACAGACCAACCAGGTCGCCCGAGAACTTGCTTAGGTCGCCGCCAGCTAGACCAGCGCTCTTGCCGAACACGGCGAACGTGGACGAGGCGTCCAGCGCCTGTTGCTTGGAAAGACCAAGGGAGTCGCCCGCGCTAGCTGCGAAGTCCATCACGCTCTGGGTAGCGTCGCCAAAGATCGCCTGGGTCTTGGACATGGTTTCGTTCATGTTGGACGCCGCGCCAATGGACTCCTGAACGAATCCGACCAGCTTGGTTAGCCCCATGACGGCGATGCCGCCCAGGGCGGTACCGATTGCAGACCCCACCGCCGTAGCCTTTGCCGACAGCCCGCCCAGGTTGCGTGTGACGTTGTTGATGGACTTACTGGCGGCGTCCCGTGCGGTAAGCGTCGTATTTAGGGTTGCTTGTGCCATGTTTTAGCTTCTCCTACTGACTTGCGGAATGGGGCTCATTGTACCGCTCGGGCGAGCTCCGCTACGAGCTCGTGGATTACTACCGATGTTGACCTTTTCCATCTTGTCTGGGTTTTTGTAGTCAATAGCCCAAGACTTGGTCCGCCACCCCTCTGCCGACTTCCCAGCGTACGCGGCTTGAAGTCCCAGGACCTTGTTGCGCCTAGCTTCGTCCGAGATCAGCATGACAATAGTTGCGCCAATGGCATCCTGCACCTGCTGAATGTTTTTCTCCACGGTCGGTGTAACAAAGTTGTTTGGTCGTGCGCCAGGGTGCTTGACTCGCTGAACCACTTTGCCGCCGACCAGGATGTTGAGCCGACGCCCCACGGTGTCGTCGGGGATCATGTGGGGCTTGGTTCCACGGACGACGAACCAACCGAACCAGGCTCCCTTTTTGCCGCCAACTGGACCAACAATGGCGCCTGGGTACTGGAGGCGGGATTTGCGCCCGCGAATCGCCTTGCCAAGCCGCCCGTTGCGACCGCCAGGGGTAACTTGGCGGACCTCGTCCTGCACCGACCGAGCTGCGGTCACAAGGGCGAACTGCTCAAGTCGGCGGACGCCCTTCCATCCGAGCGTGTTGAGGAAGGTGTCCTGGAGCGCCTTGGTCTGCTGACGGATGTTCCCTTGCAGCTCAATCTCCAGGAATCCTTTGGGCATCGGTTCCTACCTTTTGGGTACGTTTGGTTGCTTAGGCTGGATGTCAATGACCAGCTGCCACCATCGTAGAACGTCTATTGCAGCTTTCTCGGCAATGACGTCTGGCGTGGTGCCAAACTCTTTCGCTAGTAGGAGAAAGACCAGCTCTGTCGGGGGGCTGGACGGTTGTCCGAGCGCGATACGCCGCGCCGCCGACCTCAGCGCGGCGGGAGTTTTCCCAGCTCGTCACCCCAGCGTTCAATGACCTTGTTGGCAAGCTCTACTGGGTCAACGTCCAGAAACGACGTCGCCTTGTTGCCGAACTCGTCGGTCAGGTTGTGGTCAATGACCAGCTTGCTAAACGCTTCCATGGTCCGACCGAAGTCGCCCGACTGAAGCTCTAGCAGGATACGAGCTGGAAAGTCCACCTTGATGACGGCATAAAAGCCCTCGTAAGGCGCCTGTAGGTCTACTCGGATCGTCCGAGCTGCTGGCTTGTTTGGCATGATTCCCTCCCCCGAGCTCTACCTTACGGCAGAACGCTCAAGCTATTTTTGACTTGCATCGTCACCGAAGCGGTGCCGTTGTCGTCTGTTGCAAGCATAAGCTCTGCGCTGTAGGTGATCAAGCCATCGGCATCCCCAGCCATAATCTCCACGTTGGTGGGTACGGCACAAACTAGGATGTCAACCTCGTGCTTCGGGCTGCCAGCATCCTCCCAGTGGAGGCGCCAGTAGCTCTTGGTCCCGAGCTTGTCAAAGAGCTGGGCGACTGCTGCGTCATTGGACGCCACGGTCAAGCTAAGCGTTCCGCCAACTGGAGCAGCAAACTGGTTGTAGTCGGCAGACGTAATCGCGCCAGCCTGGGCGTTGATCGGAGCCATACCTGTCTGGAGCTCCATGGACCAGTCCATGAGGTGGGTGAATGCCGTGCCGCCCGACGTGCCAGCCGACAGGAACGCAGTCCCGTAGCTAAGCTGCCAGAGTCGCCCTGGCATAGATCGCCCAGTGACGTCTACGGCGTCTGCCGTTGCCTGGCTCGTCTTGGTGACCGCCTTGGCAAACGCGCTGACCGAGAGGCTTGTGAGCCCCGAGTTGTCGGCGCTCAAGCTGACGGAAGTCGGCAGAATCCCCGAGATGTGGTAACCCTGGTTGTTGTCCAGGACGATTGCCTCAACGCTCTTTGGCGCAATCGCCGAGCCGACGCTCAAGCCGATTGGCATGGACCAGGTGTACGGAGCTGCGGTGCCAGTCGGTGTGCCGCCAGCGTTGGTCTTTTGGACCGAGCTCAGCCAGACGGCAAGGTCGTCAGTCGTAATGGCGGGAGCGTCAATCGTGACCTCTGGGTTTTCGCTCAGCTGGACTACACGGCTTGCAATCAGCGGGTTGCGGATGCCGATGGAGCGGTCAGCTCCAGTGTCAAACTCACGACCAAGCGAAACGACGCCCGTTGGGGTGACGTTCATGCGACGCCCGCCCGTTGCAAAGTCGGCGGCAACTCCAGTGCCGTACGTTGACTCGCCCTTGACAACCAGCTTGCCGAATACCAGTGCGCCGTTTGCCATCTCTTGTTTCTCCCTGCTATGCCGTGAAGCTCACGGCGTCTTGTCTTACACACTCAATACGAGCTTCCACTGTCAGATAGTTTACCCCGCCAAACTCGTCGGCGCCAAGATCGGTGCTGACACAGCTTGCCTGGTCTACCAGCCCGCCAAGTGTAACAGCGCCATTGTATAGATCGCGCAGCCATGTGCGGTAGGCAGTCATCATCTGGATACGGCGAGCTAGGTCGGCGACGGGCTCAAGGTAGATACGCACGGCAAAGGTCACGGTAGTCCGACGGGTCTGCCCGCCGTATTCCATGGAGTCGCCCTGAGCCATGACCAGGCACGCTGGGGTCTGGCTGATCGCGTCGGGCGGGAATGCGTACGCCTTGCGGATCGGAGCGTAGCCAGTCGGTCCGCTGACCGCTGTGACCCGAGCTGCCAGCGCTTGCGTGACGGCAACGTCGTCCACTAGACGGCGACTCCCTGGTACAGCTTGAACGGCTCCAGCAGCAGCGCCGCCTCGGGGTGGAGTCGCTGGCTGAGGCGGATTACCCCGCCTGTGTCGTTGTTGCCAATCACGCCCAAGTAGGCTTTGCGGGCTTCGTAGAGGTGGCAGCTGGCGATCACGGTGGCTTGCTTGACCTCCGTTGGCACGGAACTCCAGCCCCAGTTGGCGACGATCTTGACGCCACGGTCCAGGTCTACGGGCAGTGCAACAGCGCAGTTGGCAGTCAGCTCAATGCCCATGTACGGCTTGCCAAACATCGCTGCGTTGGACGGCTCGGCGTGCCAGTCGGTAGTAACCAGGACCGTTTCGTAGGTCAGGTCGGCGTCGGTGTCAACCGTGATTGAGCTGATAGACGTGAATGGATAGGTCGGAATCTCGTTGCTTACCTTGGGCTCAAAGTATGCAGTCCCAGCGGTAATCGTGTAGAAAAACTGCCCCGTGTAGTCGTCAACCATGCGGCTGACGGCATTGACAATATCGTCCAGCGTGTCGTCGTCGGCGGTGTCGGCGGTGCCGATAGCCAGCGCAACTTTCAGGTCAGCTCGGGTGCAGTATCCGTTGGTGATTGCCATGGTTTCTCCTCGGACTAATGGGTTGCCGTCGCGCTAGGGTACCATGCGCCGCGCCCTAGATATCCTCGTTTCCGTCGTCCTCATCCGCTACCCGCAGCCGAGCGCGGTGCAACTTCCCGCTGTACCAGTCCTCAATAACCTGGGTCACGTGCGGGCGTAGGCGACTAGCTCGCTCCAGGCAAACCTCTTTGCCAGGGTCCATGACGACAATCTCAGCTCGGTGGACTCGGTAGGCAGACAAGTCTTGCGGCTTAGGGGCGGTGTGGATCACAAACACGCGGACTCCGTTGCGCCTCTCCCTCAGTCGCAGCGCTCGCTTGAGGGCGCCGCTGCGGGCGCCCAGGGCAATATGCGCCACGTACTCAGGAACCATGTGCCCGTCCTCGTAGCCTACGGTCAGAGCTCGGCATAGCGGGTCCAGGTCAATGACGATATCGCCAGGCTTGGCGTGCTCGCGGATGTAGGTTGACTTGCCAGAGCACGGCGCCCCAGACACTACGGTGATCACGTCTTACTGCATCAACGACGACCAGTAGACGTGCACGACTTTGGTGGTGAAGTGCCAGCGCACGCCCCCAGCCATCATCCTGGTCCACAGGTCCGAGTCGCCCTCCATGCCGCGCTGGATGCAGTCCAGCTCGTAGCGGTACGGCAACGTGCGGCGGCGAATGTTGGCACCGTCGGCAAGCTTTCCGCGCCCAGGCGGGGAGTCGCCATAGAGCCCAAGGAAGCCCGTTGCGTTGCGGAACTCGGCAACGCCGTAGACGAGGTCGGGCTTGTCGGGGCACGACTCCGCCTCGTCCAACAGGGTTTGCATGGCGTCGGGAGGCAGCTCGTCATCGTCGCCGAGAATCCAGACCCACTCGCCAGTCGCTTGGTCCCAGCCGTGATTCATCGCCGCGATGCCCGATTGCCCCCAGGCTTGCTGTTTATCGCCCGAGTATTCCTGCCTTGGTAGGTTCCAGAAGCGCACCCTGGGGTCTGCGGCAGCCAGCTCTTGCATGAGCTGCACGGTTTCCTGGTCGGTGTCGTCGCCGACAACAAGCAACTCCCAGTCGGTAAAGCTCTGCGCCATGACCGACGGGATCGCCCGCTCGGTGAGCAGCTTTGCCCTATTCCGAGTCGGGATGACCACGCTGACTCTTGGCGGCATTACTTTGCCTTCAGAGCTCGTCGCTGCTCGCGGTTGAGCGCAGCTGGTTTCGGGAGTCGGGACTCTAGCTCGGCGAGAATCGGGCGCCAATGCTTGGCATAAACTGTGTCAGTGTCGTAATCCAGCGCGAACTTCCGAGCTTGCGCCGACAGGGTTGCCGATCCCTTAGTGTCGCCCTTCATTGCGTAGGACTCCCCCAGGGCGGCGACAATCTCGCCGATGTTAGGGCAGAGCCACCAACTCGCCATGCCCTCGTTCCACTCGGGCTGCCCGCTGACCTTCCAGCCAGCTCCGAGTAGCTCGGGCTGCGCCGTCCAGTCCGAGATTATGCAGGGCACCCCAACCGCCAAAGATTCCAGGACGGGGACCCCGAAGCCCTCCCCGCGCGACGTGGAGAGCAGGACGTCGCCCATGCGGTACACAGCTGGCATCTCCTCGGTCGGGATGCCGCTGCGGTACTGGTACTGCGGAACAAAGCGAATGCGGTCCTCGGGCGCCTGGACAGCTGCCAGGAGTCGCTTGAGCTGGATGCCGCCAGCCAGACCGTTCTGATCGGTGTGCAGGTAC